CGAGGCAGTAGTGGGAGTTGAGGACGAGGTTCGTGTCCTTTCCCAGTTGGGAAACGCTAGCGCGTGGAGTCAACAATCACTCAATGGGGGTAACCAACAGGAACTCTATCAGCTTATGGCTGTTGGAAGGAATGTTCAGGGATCCATTGATATTGATGATGATACGTGTTTTCCACGTTTTCAGAGGTGCATTGCAGCATGGTTTGGCCACCATGCTAGCACCCCTACCAGAGTTGTCGACGCTCTGGTCACCGTAACCAACGTCTTAACCGATGATGTACCTGATGAGGTCATGGTATCTTCTGCAGAAACTTTTGTGACTGCTAAAGACTCCATGTCGTTGAAATCAGGTGCGTCAGTATGCAGTGAATCCAAAGGTGTTACTAGCCAAGTCGACAAAAATAGTAGAGTTGCAACTCCGTTCTCGCAACGAAATCGCGCTGGCAGAAAAGCGCAGGTTACTGTTACCACACAGGAGCCACTACAAGGCAATGCATTTACCCGGGCTGTGGTAAATGCAGTTCTTCCATCATCCGAACCGCTTATTGATGGAGCCGTTAAAGCGATCATTGATGGGGATATGGTCGTTGAAACAATTGTAGATTCTAGTGGAGTTACTCAACCGGTGAGTAGCGGTTCTGATCAATGCGTTAAGATACAACCTCGTGGTAAGAGGAGGCGCAAACCGATTAGAATTCCAGTATTAGCTGGAGAGGTGTCTGCGATGTTACGCTTGAGACACGGTTACTTGCATAAGAATGCTGAAAATTCTATGCTCGTCCGTCAAGATGCGTCTCGCCGTGTGCAGGCTCTGAGGAAAGATAAAGATCCATTATTCGTTAATCTGAGAGATAGTGACCTACTATTAGTAGTAGAGTACTCGAGTAGAATGTACTGGATCCCAAGTTCCGATGAATTGGACATGATTTCGGTCATGGATAATAATCCAATACTTCAACAGCGCAGCAACCAGTGGTCCAAATTTACAGGATCCACTAGTTGCGGCAACTAGGGAGGCTTGGGGCTTCTACGTGGATCTACTACCAAATCAACAGTTAAGGAAGAGACAGTCGTACGTCACCTTAACTGTGGTAATGGAAATCAATTCCACATTAGAAGAACCAGGCAGGCAGAGAGACAGAAGGTCTCTAGGACTTATTACAGAGTACGAAAGAGTAATGGTCCCGATTGGGATATTCCCAACAATGACATTGATTC